GATGGCTAATCCACAAACTAAATCAAACTTTGCAAATGAGCAATTTGATGCAGATGTTAAAGTATTTATTCATAGACGAGTCAATATGTTTAGACAAAGAGCTGCTTTACAAGCTGCTGATACTTCAGAAATAACTGAATAAATTTTATTATGGAAGAACCTACATCAGTTGAAGAAATATTTAGATAATATAAACTTTAGTAATATCTCATATATTTATAATAAAAATATATATTATGATAAATTGGACAATTAAAGGTTTACAACGTAACATATCAGATAATGTAGTTACGGACATTAGATACATGTGTGAAGTTACTATTGATGGAGACATTAGAAGAAGAAAAGGAAGAGCTATTATTAATGGTAGTTCTACCGACATTGGGTTTATTCCTTTTGAGGAATTAACTGAAGAAATAGTTTTGGAATGGTTATATACTAACTTAGGTGATGAAAAAATAAAAGTTGAGGATGAATTGACGGCTATTATCACTAAAGCTAATGAAATTATAACCCCAACTAAAAAGAGTGGGACACCTTGGTAAGGGTTAAATATCTCATACTATTAAGTTTATTGGTGTTACTCTCATGTAAGAGGATAACACCAAAAACTATTCCGTTCCAAACTATAACTGGAATGCCAATCATCGAGATTGATGTTAACGGGAAAAGAGGTAGACTTCTAATTGACACTGGAGCTGGAATGTCGTTGATAGATTCTACAGCCTCACAAGCCTATGGTTATAAACTTTTTAAAAATATGTTTGTGGATATGAAAATAGAAGGTATTGGTGGTACTAAAAATGCATATCTAGTTAATAATATTGAACTATCTCATAATGGCACTAAAATTAATGTATATTTCGAATCTTCTGATTTAAGATTTTTATATTTGAGACATGGCGTTATTGGGATTATCGGTTCTGACTTCCTTATTCAAAATAATATAATTATTGATTACCAAAATAATATCATAAGAACTTCAACTATTTTAGATTAACTATTTACTTTCGGGAATATAAGTGTATTTTTGTAAAAAGTGAATTAATTATGATTAAAAACATATTTTACCAATCCTCTTTACCAAGAGCTGGTAGTACATTATTACAAAATATCTTAGGGCAAAATCCTGAATTATATGTGACACCAACTTCTGGTGTATTGGAGTTGATTTACTCCGCTAGGGGTCAATACAGCACTTCTCTTGAGTTTAAAGCTCAAGATAGTGAACTTATGAAGGAAGGGTTTTTAAACTTCTGTAAAGAGGGTATGCATGGATTTTATAATGCTGTTACTGATAAACCTTATGTTATAGATAAGAGTCGTGGATGGGGAATTCATTATGGATTCTTAAAAACTATTCATGGTGACCCTAAAATAATTTGCATGGTTAGAGATTTAAGGTCTATTTTTGCTTCTATGGAGAAGAATTTTAGAAAACACCCTGAAATGGACGATGGTACCGTAAATTGGTCTCAAATGAAAGGTACCAACACCGAAAAAAGAGTTTCATTATGGGCTGATACCCCACCTATTGGAATTGCAATTGAGAGGCTTAAACAAATTATTGATGAAGGTAATGATAAACATATACTTTTCGTTAAATTTGAAGATTTGGTTACCATTCCTAATTTTGAAATGGAGAAAATCTATCGATTTTTAGAATTACCTAATTTTAAGCATGACTTTAAAAATGTAACGCAAATTACCCAAGAAGATGACGCTGTTTATGGGATTTTTGGTGACCATACCATCAAACAAGAAGTTAAATACTTCGACCCTAAATATAATGAAGTGTTAGGTGAGCAAATTTGCAATAACATCGTAAATTCATATCAATGGTTTTACAAATATTTTGATTATAAAATTTAAAATGATATATTGGTTTACAGGTCAGCCAAGTGCTGGAAAAACTATTTTAGCTAACAAATTACGACAAGCATTATTAAATTCACCTTATTTTAATAATAATAGGGGTAATAAAAATATAAAGAGAATCGATGGGGACGATTTAAGAGCTTTAATTTCAAATAATGACTATTCTACCAAAGGAAGGGTTTATAACGTGGATATAGCTCAAAAACTAGCTCATTATTCACATAACCACGGTGAAACAGTTATAGTTTCACTAGTTTCACCTTATTTAGACCAAAGAGAAGAATTTAAATTCTTGATTGGTGATGATATAATAGAAATCTATGTTCATACTTCGGAAAAAAGAGAAAGAAATCATTTTCACGTATTAGGATACCAATCACCAATTGGTAATTTCATAGATATTGACACTACTTATGATACTATAGAGCAATCTATGGAAAAAATATTAAAGAATATTTAAACTATGGTAAATTATAAACGTCATTTAATTAAAACGATTTCTTGGAGAATTATAGGTACATTAGATACTATGCTTTTATCTGCATTGGTTACTGGTAGTTGGACTATAGGTTTAACAATTGGTGGAATTGAGATTGTCACTAAAATGATATTATATTTTTTACATGAACGAGCTTGGTATAGGTTTAGTAAATTTGGTATAGAAAAAGATAAGAAAGAGGTGGGTTAATCACCTCTTTTTTTATTTACATTTATTAAGCTATTTCTTTATATTTATAATATAAAGAGATTAATGGGTAATATAAATAATTATAATCATAATAAACTAGATTTTAGGTTAAGCAATAGTGAATATTGGGACTTTTATCTAAATACTGATGCTATAAAAAATGGTGAACATTATACCACAAACAATATTGTATCGTTTGATTTTAGTCAAATCGACAACCTTTCATTAAATGCCGATTTCTTTTTAGAAGATTTTTTCAGTAATGATTTTGATGATATTGGTGGTATTACAAGTCTAAGTGGTTGGAGTGGATATGTTAGTAGCAATTTTAGTGCAACAACATTTGGATTAACAGGTTTAGATAATGGATATATGGTGTATGATGAAAGTTTAGATGATGACGCTCATACAACACTTTTAAATACATTAACTGGAACAACATTGATACATTCCTCTGGTGATACGAAACTACATCTAAAAGGGGTTGAAGGGTTCACAGGGGTATATGATTATCTTGTTAACTTGGTTATAAATACTGGTTCCACAGGAAACTATATTGATTTCTGCGGTGGATTCTTTCAAGGACATTATAAAATTGATGGGTTTGATTATCAAACACTTCCAACTAGATATGAAAAGGGTTGGACGATTGCAAGTTGGTTAAGACCTAGTGATTGTGCAAGTGGACATACATTGAATGATGATTATTCGGGTAATACTGGATTTTTCTATTATACTGGAACAAGAGCTGAAAATAAATTCTGGAACGTATTCTCTGGAAATAATGAAACAATTTGTACATCAGGTTCAAGTTCAGGAAGTACATTTTGTATGGATGTGAAGGAAACTGATGTAATGATAAATAACATTATTGTAGAAGGAATTTTAAGTGGGGTAAACGTACCATTAAGCCCACCGCCAATTGATGTGAAATTAGTGGAAAATCAATTTCTTATCTTTGGTAGGTCTAATGGTAAGGTTTGTGGTAATGGAGATTCTGATGATGGATTCGGTCAACAAAGAGCCGACCAAACTTGGACTGGAGATACGGCACCAGTGTTAGAGTTAGATAAAGATGATGATATAGTAGATAACGCATTAGGGTTCAGAATAAAAGATGATGGGAGTATTGGATATAGATTATTAACATTATCAGCTGATTGTAAAACTACTATAATGGATGAAGAGTATTCAGTAAGTGGGATGGTTAAAACTGACCAATGGAATTATATTACAGTTAAATGGGTAAATGATGATAATTTTAATGAGTGTGACTTGAAATATGATGAACCTAGAAAAGGTAGATATAAATTCTATGTGGATGCTAATTTAAAATTCGTGTCAAAATCACTTAATGAACTCATACCTAAAAGGTTAAATGAGATTCAAGAAAAACAAGTAGGGGTACCATATAGTGTAAGTATTGGTGGTGGAACACAAGGTCTTTTAGAGTCAATAACATTTGATGGTCAAGATGCTGATGATTTAGGGTTAAAAATAGAATCAAATTTTGCTGGAAGCTTTATTGGTTCTATGTCAACTTTTAATTTATTTGATAAAAACCTATCTTGGTGTGAAATTAAAGATATTTATAATAGTACGAAAGATAAATACAAATAAAATGAGTGTAGGTGAAAACATATTAAAGTATTGGAAATATTATGCAATTGTTACAGCAATGGTAACAATTGGTACTTGGTTATACGGCCAAGGTGGGGTGGATAGAGATATTGAAAATAGAATCTTTTCCACAAAGGAAATGAAATATGAAACTGAAAAGTGGATGAAAGTAAAACCAACAGCTCTAGAAGAGCAAAGGATGCACCTATTGGATAGCATGGAAATGGTAATATCGATTAAAAATCAAAAAGAGGCTATTAAATCAAGAGCAAAACGAGATTCATTATATCTTACAGAAGTTAAGGCAAGAAAAATAACAGACTCAATAGTTCTACTGAATGCAGACCAATTATATCAAATAAAAGAACAACTTAAACGAATAGAAAATTAAAATGAGTGTAAATAATAAAGATAGGGATAAGATTTTTAAGCAATTTAGGTATTCGCTTGGAGCGCCAATCAGACAAATAGAATTGACCGATGAGATGTTAGCGGTTTATTTAGAAATGGCAACGGAGGATTATTCAATGTATGTACAAGAATGGTTAATTGAACATCAATGGCAATCAGTATTAGGGAAAGATATTGACACAACTGATATGGCATTTGCTATGAGTGTTCGTGATTATGATTTCGTAACACAACAAACGTATGCATACTCAAAACAAGTAGGACTTCAAACTAGAGGTCCATGGGAACTTAAAAAAGATTTCATTGAGGTTGAAGCTGGTAGACAAGTATATGTAATTCCAAAAGGTAGGGAAATAAATTCAGTATTATGGATGACTCCACCTACAACAGATGCAGCCTTATTCGCCAACTATGGTGGGTTTGATGCTGGTTATGGTGGTGGTTTTGCTCAAATGGGTGTTGGACATGGGGCCAATGGTGCTAGTGGTGCTGGCGCTGGTGGTGGTTATTATGTAGCCCCAGCTTTTGACGTATTATTAACTGCAAGTGATTTTAACCTTAAAAATAGATTATTAAGAAGTGAGTTGGTTTATAAAATAACTTCTGGTCCTGATGGGACTAGATTATTACATTTATTATCAACGCCAGGCTCAAGATTATCATTCGGTGGTGCTGGAGTAGGCGCTGGTGCGGGTGCTGGTGCGGGACCGACTGCGGTTGGGTTACAAGGTTGTAAGGTTTGGTATCATTATTATGATGTTGGGGTAGACCCAGAAGATATTGATGAATGTAGGAATATAAATCCAGATGTGATTACAATGCCTAATGAAATACCAATGTCAGAATTAAGTTTTGACTCATTTAATCCACCAACAAAAACACTAATTAGACAGTTATTTATAGCTCAATCTAAAAATGCTTTAGGTAGAACCAGAGGTAAATTTGGGGGTATTGTTGGACCGCCAGAAGCGGAACGTACTATGGATTATGAAACGTTGATAAGTGAAGGTAATGAGGAAAGAAAAGATGCGTTGGCTAGATTGGATGAAAGACTGATTAGATTAGGCACTGAACATCAATTAGAAAGGGCAGCCAATGAGGCTGAAAATCTAAATAAACATTTAAAATATCGCCCAATGGGGTTCTATTTCAAATAAAATTAAAAAGGGTAGCATAATCGCTACCCTTTTAATTTTACTGATATCCACTTGGCTCTTCTTGTTCCTGTTCTGGACCTACGTAAATACCTAATTTTTTAAGCTCACCTTTTATCAAATTAGCTTTAGAATATTCAGCATTTTCCATAGATTTCCCCCACATTTCTGTTAACCAATATTCTAAGGTTTTATTCTTCTCATATTTAACAGTCTTATAAAATTCAACCCTTTGCTCAGCCCAAGGCTCATACTTGAACAGTTCGGTTATATCCGCTAAATCATTTTCCCATCTATTTGATGTTAAGTAAATCATTGGTTCACCATTTTCATTATTATGTACATTTAAACTAACAAATGAACTTAAAGCATTAGGTAAAATATTGGTAGCTCTAATCATTTCCAATTCATCAACCTCTAAAGATTTAATAACTTTATCAATTTGACTTCTTTCAAACGCCATACTCTCAATTTTTTCAATCCTTTGTCTTTCATAATAATCAACTTGAATTTGAGGCCAATCCATATTTAAGTCATCTAAATTATTAGGTTCTTTATTCACTCTTATCCAAAACTCAATTTCTTTATCTTCCATCAACATTAACTCTTCAAGCGTATCTTGGTCACCATCTTTAAAAGCTGTTCCATTTGTCAATTCACATTGTTTTTTAGTAAAAGCATGCACTTCGGTTAACTCCATTTGTTGGGTCTCTTTATTTTTAACCATATTAATAGTAATTTTATCTCTAATATCAGTATTAAAACACACTAATAATGCGTGAATCCTCTTATTGAATGCTTCCAAGTACTTTGGTACATTATATTCGTCTGTAGTAAGATTTGGGTTATTCTCTATTTGTTCCGTTGGTATAATCTTACACTGTAATTGTACCGTTCTTTTACCAGTTTCTTTATCAGTAACCACTTTACAATCACCATGTGACTTTACAGTACCAGTATTCACATAGTACACTGTTGTACCTAAATTGGCTTTAATTCCTTCTTTCATCAACAATTCCATATAAGCTTTCTTGGCTTTAAAATTACCAGCTTTGGTTTTAGTTTTCATGTCAGCCTCATACTGCTTAACTGTTTGCTTAACATTCGCCTTTGATGCTATTTTAACCAATGGGATTTGGAAATTATAGATATTTTCCACAGTTTCATTATATAATTGGATAAATGAATAACCATCACCATCTAATAAGAATTTTATAGCCTCAGCTAAGAATTCTTCAATATATATTGGCATTTTAGACGATTTAATAGTGTTCCCAACTAATTTTACCTTACCTTTTATAAGGTTTCCATAATTTTTACGTGAGAAATTGATGGTTGATTGACAAATATCATCAATATCTAAACCCATTCTACCAATCATATATAGTTCATTGAATTCATCTACAACAGCTTGTAATCCAAAAACTTCTTTACCTTTATTTTTTTCAGTAAACCTATGAGTACCTAAAGGTATATATTTAAACTCGTCAACATTATCTGGAATGGCAAAATTGGCACCATCAGTATCCATTACCAAAGCCCTAAACCCATATTTATAAACAAAGAAATAAATCATAAGTCTTAAATATTGTCTACCTCTACAAGTAGTTTCCTCAGCACAATCAGTATCACCCCAAGCAAAAATGTTTGGTGCTCCTAATGACCCAAAGAATGAGTTACCTAAAATTTTAATAGGTAATTGTTTCTTATCATACATACTTGCTAGAGCTCTATGCTTTTCAAGTTCAGATTCTAATACACTACGTTGGTCATCCGTCATAATATCACTAGTTTCCTTGATAGTATCCCCAATCTTATCAACCATACCCTTACTAAAGTTCATAAGGCCTTTATATTCATCCCTTGTACTTGCAATATATAATAATAATCCAGCCATAGCACCAGTAATGTCAACATCTGGAAAAATATCATGAGTAATCTCAATATTTGGATATAAGGCGGCAAAATCTAGTTTTGCAACGTCTTTAGCAAATCCAACCTCTAATAATCTTGACAATCCACCAGTAAATGTTTTTTGTGGCGTATAATCTGGCACTGCAATCCTATTTTCATAAGACCAAGCGGCCATAATCAACTTCCAGATACCAGCAGTACCCATTGTAGTTGAACGCATATAAGATGTTGGAATAATCTTAGATAATAAGAAAGATGCTTGATTAAAGTTATTATCAACTTGTTCAGTTTCCCATAAATCATCCAATAAGTATCTTCTAACGATATCTTCACCCTTGGCAAGGTTATAACCTTCTTTTAATCCATTTTCTTCGGTTAACTTGTAATAAGTACCATCTTCTTCATTAAATCCATAATCAGTCTTTAAATCAGCCCAAGTCGTATATATTTTATTACCTTCAACATAAACCCTATTCTTTTTATTTAATTTGGATTGTTTTGTGATATATTTTAAACCCCAAGCTTTTATGTTTGAGTTAATCGCTTTTGCTCTACGCACAGCGTGAGATACATCTACAATATTATAACCCCACATTGTAGTTTGACGGTAATTTTCACGTTCACCACCCAATTTGATACTCTTATCTACCCTTTTGAATTTATGGTAACCCGATTTATCAAGGGTTTTAGCCATTGCTTCAATAGGTACTTTTAATATTTCACATCTCAATTCAAAGAAAGTCCAGTCAAAGAATTCAGAGTTATAACCAGCAATTATATCTGGTTTTTTATCAGCAATTATATCGAAAAATTGTTTAATAGCCTTAGCTTCTTCATAATTACGCTCAGCTTTGGTATCTCCCCTAACTTCGAGTATTCTTTCGAAACCTCGATTATCCTTGATACCGATTTGAAATACTTCACTATCCTTATGTCTAGATGGTTGACCAAAATCATCGAATTCGTACAATAATGTTAAATCATCAGTATCTTCTGGGTCACGCATTTTATCTAAAACTTCAATAACTTCTTCTCTATTCAAAAGAATACCCTTAGCGTTCAATCCAGTTGTTTCAATATCAAATTGCATTCTATGGACATCAGCATAATCGTCCATTCCTTTAAATAAGCGTTTACCAGATGCAATCATAAATTGTTCAACTGGAGATAGGGCCATAAATAAACGTTTGGTTTTTTCACCATAAACATCTACACCACCTTGCTTAAAAAAATTAAGTAATTGAGAATAAGAACCATTGCATCTAGCCATATATTTGTAACCACTTTCCATACGGTTAACAATGTCTTTACCATTATTGGTTTTTAATTTGGTAATTGTAATACCATATTTAACAGCGTTAGTTCTTATAGCGGTCCTATTACCACCATATATCATTTTGGTAACTTCCTCTTTAAACCATAAGAATGTATTAAATTCTTCGGTTCCAACGTATTTTCCCTTGATTGGGTCGTTAATAATCAAAGATGCTTTATTTTGACCATATGGGACCTCGACATTTACGATGTATTTTTTAGGGTTTCTACCCTCTAAGAATTTTGCAATCTGTTCCTTTCCTATCATTTCTATGTTCTAATTTATACAAATCTACTCCTTTTTTTTCAATAAAAAAAGGTAAATATGAAAATAATTTTATTTAACCTTTACTTTACCAGGGGTTTAACTTATATTAATTTTATGGATATAGTTAAAGATGCTCCACAATCTGGGGAAATGTTTGAATATTATAAAGAGTTAATTAGTTCTCTAAAACGTGAATAAATAATTCATCTTTTATTGGAACGATAAGTGTTCCAGAGCCGTCATTGAATGTGATTGTGAAATCGCCAACAAATGTTCCAGCTTTCTTGGTTTCTTTTTCAGTAAATTGATACCCTATATAGTATTCCTCACCTTCACTATCAAGTGTTGGTTCTTTTAAAAAGCATTTTGCTGGTTTACCACCAATTCGCATAACACCAGTTGAAGTATCTGTCATACAAAATGTTATTACTGAATCCTGTAATTTATCGTGAAAGTCACCATAATCATTTCGGCCATCATTAATTAGTTCAAGCTTCAAAATTGGTAATGTTGCATTTTTATTTATTGTAAAAACCATTATATTCTTTTATTATAAATATACATTATTTCATTAAAAATTTTATTAATTCTAACGCTTCATCGATAGTGTTAAAACTTTTCTTTGGAACCAAAATATGAGGTTGTACCGTGATGAGAGGGATTACAGGTTCACCAACCAAAGAATAAATCTTAGTAACTTCATTTTCGTTGGATGGGTCATCAACATCAACATCAATATATTCTAAATCAGTTTCATTTAACCCTTTTTTTAGTTTATCGCAATAAATACACTCTTTGCTTGTATATATTTTTAATTCTTTCATTATTCTAAACTTAATCCATTTTCTTCCAATTCTTCAACCAATGCTTTTAGACGGTTACCATCTTCCCCACCTCTACCGATGATTTGATTAATAACATCCATTTTATTCATAATTGTATACCACATCGGTATTGAAATCGTATCTTTAAACATTTGATAATAAACTGATACATTATTTTTTTGACCAATTCTATAACAATTGTGTACGTTATAGTTACCAACAACAAATGAATGGTCATCTTCAACTGATAAATCATAAACTCGCTCTTCACCTCTTTTAGGTTTAGATATTGTAATTGATTTAATTGGGAATGTAATATAACCATTCACACTATTTATTCGTTTATTTTCAACCCCATCTAATGAATACTAAATCGAATAATTATTTTCACCTTTATTTGACAATGAAATACTTCTACCTAAATTTGCATTATATCTAATTAATTGTGAAATTAATTTTAATGACGCAGTAGTTGCTTGTTGTGTATTTTTACGTTGATATCCGTCACCATGGTAGTAACCATCTAATAAGTATTTTAATTGCTCATTATTTAAGTAATCAACCCAATACGGTAATTGTTTAGAATACACGTTTTCACCAAACCACATTTTAAATAAATGTGCCATCTCACTCGAATGTATGGTACAAGTTTTAGTGTTATTTTTATCAATATAACTTGAGTGTTTTTCTATTTTAAATGCTTTTTTAATTATATCAATTATGTATTCTGAAGCATCATACATCTTAGCGTTAGTTATTTTTTGACAAACATTAATTGTATCTGATTTACTATTAGATATACTACACCAACCATCTGCAATATAAAACCCAAAAGCATATAACAACTCGTTACTTAAGATAACACTTTCAGGTAATTTAACTAATCTTCCATTTTTTTGTGAAACACCATGATTATTTTTAAAGTAATTACTTTTAAATTTACTTATTTTTAAATCATCTAACCTACTTATTGGTTGTTCTTGTGATTTTATTGTTAAATAATGGTTTGAAATATTTAAATCTTTGGCTTCAACCCAATAAAATTCATCTTTTTTATTATCATAAATATATAATTTATGGTCATGTGTAACTGATAAATTTTGATTAAACCCAAAGGAATTTATATCATACCTTAATTTTTTACGCTCTAATTTAGAAGTTTTATCAATAACCCTTTTAAAATTACCTTTATGTGTATAAACATTATCATCTAAATTTATGTCTTGAATCATTTTATAACCAGAATCAGTCATAACCCATTGGTCGCCAAACACACATCTATCCTCAGCTTGTTCATTATTACCTGGTACCCAATCAAATGAGTTGAATATTACAACTGTACCTTCTGTAAGTGTAATCCCAACACCAGCTGACATAATATTACCAACAAATACCTTAACTTTCTTGGTATCTTGGAACTTATCAACTGAATTTTGTTTTGCGGTCATAGACATCGAACCGTTGTGTATTACACATTGATTACCGAATTGTTCCGATATTTCGTGTAATTCATCGGTAAATGTGGTAAAAATCACCACTTTTTGCCCTTGTTCTATCGCATCTTTAGCTAATTCAACAGTGTAAGGTATCGATTCCATAGCAATAAATTTCCTTAAAAGTCCTAATTCTACCAAATCTCTTGTTAAAGCGTTGGTTCGTTTGCCTTCCTCTGCTCTTTTTTCAATATAATCATCCCAAAGGGCCTCATATTCTTTAACAGCTCGTTTACTTAACGTATGATAATGTTGTGTAATCGTTTTATCTGGCATATCCAGAACTTCAGTCTTTAAACGTCTTAATAATACATTTTTAGTTCTAATGGCCAATTCATCTAAGTTAGATGCACCCTTGGTTATCCAAATTTGCTTAGTATTACCGTTTTTAAGCGTCTTATAGAAACGTTTAGCGTCACAGTATCTCGTAGCAAAGAACTTCCAATTATCAGCCACCTTAGCGCTTGTTAGCTTCAATAGGTTATAAAAATCCATTGGTCTATTTGCAATTGGGGTTCCAGTTAATAACCAAGATTTGGTAATTCCATAATCTAATGTTATTTCATTAACAATTTGCCCCCTTTGAGATTTATGGTCTTTAACTTTATGAGCTTCATCAATTATTATAAGGTCATAACCCATGTTAACCAATTGTCTATGAAATGGGTTTAATTCTCCAGTTTTTTTATCTTTGGTTTGTTTACCAATGGTATGGAAATTCCTTAATATGTCAAAATTAATGATTGTGAACCTATGTAAAAAGCTTGGCCAACGGCTACCACTAATAATAGTACCTTGCTCACCAAACATCTCAATTTCCCTTTGCCAAGTAATTTTCATACTTGATGGACATACAATTAAAACTTTCTTTGATTCACTTTCCAACGCAGCAATTATTGATTGATATGTGTTATGTGTGACAATACCATGATTAATAGTGAATAAAGAATCCTCCGCATCCACTTTAATACAAACACTTTCACCCTCACCAATCGGTATAATGTCCTTGATATATCTACCTACTTTATATTTTTTAGGTGTATTATATTCATCCGCTTTACGTTTAAGTCTAAACGGGTTCATACCCTCTGGTAATTTAATGTTTAACCTATAAGCCTTTTTACATATAACTTTAGTTCCATCTGGTTTCTTATAAGAGCCAATTTTAGTTTTCTTCCTTACAATCCCACCCAAACTATGAACAATTTCAGCAACATCATCGGCTAACTGCTCAGATACACTACAATATTCAGTACCAACAAAATTACCTTTTCTAGATTTCATACAATGACCGTCAGTATCCATAAGACCTTGTAATATTGATAATCTATCTTCAATTGAGGTGTATTTGTATGTTTCTGGTATGAATTTGGTATGTGATAATGTACCATTTAATTTAAGTGAACAAACTTCCTCTTTTAGTGAATTTACATAATTACACCTTTTATTGTCATAATTTCTAGTCTCATTTATATATTGATTTTTAAAAATTTCATCAAAATCATCTTTATGTAATTCAATCTTAATTGCTCCATAACTATTAATATGACCATCACCCAATGAAACACCTAATAAATAAGGTTCGATTGGTAGTTCATTTTCATTTTCAAATTCAATTGGTTTTACAATTGGAATTTGCCATTTACTATCACCATTTTTTACTTTATAATACGTTTTAAATTTATATGGTCGTTTTTCATTCCATCCAGCTCCAATTTGTTCCAACTCCAAATCTTTATCTAACATTTGTTCAACCGTTAGATTAGTATATCTAACTGGTCTATGTTTATGATTAACACTACCATTACTAGACGTTACAGTCCACATATGTTCTTTACAGCAAGTAGTAGAATAACCATCATTAAATGTTATTTTAAACATTTCTTTTATAGGTTGTGGATGAACCTCAAGAACCTTGGTTTTTTTACCGTCAGAACCTATCACATAGTCGCCAACTTTCAAGTCACCCATTTTAATTTTACCAGTAGGTGTGTAAGCTAACTCACTGATACTCAGGCACTTACCTAAACCCATGTCATCAGCCAAAATCGCCCCATCTCTACATAATAGAAATTCAATACCACTTTTTTGGTGGTCATAAGGTTTTCTACCTATGGTGTCTAATTCAGTATATTTATCCCAATCAACACTAATTTCACAAGTTGT